CTTTCTCGCGGGTGGCGAGAGAGACTTGAGCCACTTGGCATACTCAGGATCACTTGTCTCGGGTTCCTCCAACTCACCTTCTGGTTCTTCCTCGTCGCCTTCAGCTGCCTTGGGTTCCGGTTCTTCCTCCTTGGCGGGAGCCAGTTTCGCTTTGGCCATTGCGGCCTCATGCTCATCCAGTTCCTTCTCCATGGGGTCCGGTATCTCGGCTGTAGGCTCTTTGGGAGCCTGCTTCTGAGGGGTCGTCTTCTCGCCCTGTTTCGTTTCCCTTTGGGGTTCCCCAGCCAAGTCCTGATCCAACTCGAACATCTTCGCGGCGAACTCAGCTTCAGGGTCAATAGACGGGGCGCCCGAAGGCGGCATCTGTGCCTGTGGCTGAACGCGCTTTGTGACGTTCGGTGGCGGACTTGCTTCGGAAACCTTGTTCTCAGCGGACTCAACGGACGCGGGCGATGAAGCGGGTGCGTCTTGAGCTACTGTCGCGGTCAAATGTTGGGACCACTTTTGTTGTTTCGCCATTTTTTATTCCATCCAGAGATTATCTAGAAGTGAGACGATTTACTCATTGTCTATCAAGTGAGTCAAGAAATAAAAGTGATCCTTTAACTATGCTTGACCCCACGGTGTAGAAATGGCATACTTTGAAAATGAAGCAAATACCACTCTCACATGGCCATTTTTCCCTCGTTGATGATGATGATTTTGAAACCCTAATGAAGGTCAAGTGGCAGGCTAGGCCATTTAATTCAAAGATTAAAACCAAGATAAGGGCAATGACATACAGAAGGGTTGATGGAAAAACTGTCGGCTTTTCAATGTCACGAGTAATTCTTGGCGTGACTTCAAAAGAAATAGAAGTCGATCATATTAACGGGAATGCGCTCGACAACAGAAAATGCAACCTGAGAAAATGCAACCATAGCCAGAATCTGGGTAATCAAAAAAGGGCGATGCGCGGGGATCTGCCCAAGGGCGTAACGCCGACCCATAGGAAGAAAAACAAATTCAGAGCCATCTGCAAACGAAGATTTCTTGGTGTCTTCAAAACCATCAAAGAGGCATCTGATGCCTACGATGCTGCCGCCATAGAAGAATTTGGCGAGTTCGCTCGCCCAAACAATCTACAGGTCGCCTGACTATTTCATGTAGTCAGGACCAACAGGCTCGCAATCAAACCAGCATTCGCGACTGCCAAATAACTTGGGGAACGGCTTGCCTGCGAGAACTGCCTGCCGCGATTGAAGAAGGAGATGACGGTTTGAGGTGTTCCTCGCTCCGTTGAAAAGATCCAACGCTCTGTGCGACATGTCTCGAACCGTGCCGATCTCGCCCTTGTCCTCACGGCGGAATGATCGCAAGGAAGCCGTGGGCGTTCGGTCCTGAACTACGTGGGCGCGCATATCATAAAACAGGGGGAATCCATTGTTTTGGAGGAGTATCCCCCAGTTCGTGTCCTCTCCGCTCGCGCCATCAAGGGCCTCTTCAAATCCCCCGACCTGAAGCATCCATTCCATCGGAACAGCCCAAGAACATCCGTATCCCCAATTCCCAGTGCATCTATAGGGAATGGGTAGATTCTCCTTAACCGCATACTCCCACCGATTATCCATCGACATTAGGGTTCCCTGTTGAACAATCGCTCCGCCCTCGACCACCATGTCCCGTCTCTTTTCGTAGCTCCCGAACATGGCATATCCCTTGTCCATGGCTTCCTCAACCGCGTCAAGCCACGACGGAGCAAGGATGCAACGATCATCAATTCCGGCCACCCATTCAGTCTCACACAGGGCAATGCCAGTATTCAAAAATGAACTCTTACTCCACCATTCCTCAGAGGTGAGTCGATACTTCCCGCTCCAGATGGTCGGCTTTCCGCAAACCATCATCGTCTGCGTCCCGTCATATTCAGGACCGTCATGATCCACGATAATCACACTGACTTTTCGCCCGTTGAGTTGGCGATTCAGGGAATCAAGAAACCACTGGTGCTTGGATTCCCGACCACGGCAAGTGGTAAATATAACGGTAAGACTTTTCATTTCCCACGAAGGTCCAGTTCACGAACATGCCAGGGGTCACACATCGAGACTGAGTGGTTGTTATGCAGCTGCTCAATATCCGAGAACCCTTCAGACTGGGCAAAAAGTCTCGGGTCGAAAATGTAGGTCGGATCATTCTGGTTGTAGACCCGATACTGCTCGTCAATCGGAGCCGACCCGCAGATGAACGGTGCCATCTTCCTCGCCTGCTGGTAGGTGATCGCGTAGGACGATGTGGTCTTGAGATGGCCTGCGCGGATGACGTGCTCACTCACGCGGGCCTGCGGGACTTCGGCGTAACCGGCTCCGAGGTAACACATCCCCCAGTCACTCGGGACTTCGGGAATCATCTCGAAGAACCTCTCGGTCATATTGTCATGCAGGATTCGGAAGTCGTCCTCCAAGATGAGCGTGCGCTGCCAACCGTGATGACAGATGAGTTCGAGAACGCCCCGGTGGGAGGAGGAGCAGCCCCTGTTTTCATCACCCTTCAGGTCATGCGCCTCGAACCGAGTGAACACGAAGTTGTGCCTGATGGACTGCTCGATTGCGGAATCCAGACGGTCCCTGCGGGCAGAACGGTTTATGAGGTAGATGTGACCGAAGTAGTCGTTGAGTGATTTCATTTCTTGAAAAAGAGGATCGTCATAATGCAACTCAGAAAAACCAGTTGAGCCATTCCCGTTGCGTCAATCGAGCGAAGATGACTGATAATTAAATCGGCTTGTTCTGTGGTCATATTCTTCTCGCGTGTAAAATCCCGCCCGAGTTCGTGCCGTCGCAGGACATTTCGACTCTAAAAAACCCTCTTTCTCCAAGTATGTCTGCGTAAAAGTCTCCATCTGAATTGTGCCATTCGATTGCCAACCAATTCACCGAATCCAGCCAATGGGTGTTTCGGAAGATCTCCTTCTCCGCTCCTTCACAATCGAGCTTGACGGCGAACGGACCCTCCAAGGAATCGAATATGGAATGAATTGTGCAGACCCACACAGGATGACCGCTCTCCGCGAGCTTGCTTCCCGCTGGATGGTCTTTGTCGAAATTCAGGAACGACATGCCATCGAAATCGTGGACCCCGATATTGAATGGTTCAACGCGAACCGTGGGATTCAGAATCAGGTTCTCAAGCAGATTCCCGAAACTTGATAGCGCAGGCTCGAAGGCAAATGTGGGATGCCCCCTGTTCGCGCACGCAATCGCAAACTCCCCGTAGAACGCGCCAACGTCGATCACGGTGCAGTCCTTCGGGATTGTCCCGATTCGGTAGCAGTCGTTCGTGATGACCTCATCCGCGACCTGCTTGGCTTCAGGTGCGTCGATCAGTTTGATGTCGCCGTAGGTTAGGATGTTCATTTTATGATGATTTGAACGTGGTCTATTAGCCAAGAAGTTCCCAATCCAATCGCGATGTAGAATGCACAGATTAGCAAAACCGCAGCTACATGATCACCCACGGTCGCTCCCTGTCTGTCCGTAGTGAACATGACCCTGATAATGCGCTTGGGGTTCATAGATTTGGATTGTGAAACAGAACGTCATAGGGCCAAAGTTCCATCACCTGCCAACCGGGAAGTGCGTTCTTCAGCCCGTCGAGTCCGGGCTCATCGCGGGTGTGACCGCCAGAATTGTGCTCTGCGAAAATATAGCGCATGGTCGGCAGCATCCGTTGTGCTCCACGCAGGATTCGGACCTCGGCACCCTGAACATCCATGCAGAGCAAGTCGATCTTGGTGATGCCGTGTTCTGAGCAGAAATCATCCACGCTCACGCATCCCACCATCACAGGATCTGACGTGTAGAAAAATGGTCCTCCGCTTACATTGAATGACGCAGGATGGTTGGTTGATCCGCTCCACGGCCATTCCTCACCTTCTGGCGCGTGCGATGGCCAGAAGGGACGGTTGCCGCTCGCGTCTCCCACCGCAATGGGATGGAAGTCCACGCGAAATCTCTCTGGAGAATTGTTCTCCGTGATGAATGCGATGTTCTTGGGATCAGGCTCAAACCCGTGAATAACCGCATCAGGAAACGCATCTCGCAGGAAGGGCGTGCTCCACATCATCTTGTCGCACCCGATGTCGAAGATCGTCTCCACGTTCCGCAGATTATGAAACTGCGAGGACAGGGCGTATTCGGATGCGGTTGGTTGTCTCATTTTACGATCATCTCGCCCTCCCGAAGAAACTTGTTGGACATCAGGGTGAGTTTTCCAAATGGAGTGTCAATCTGGTGTGTGTTTTCCTTGAGCCATGCAGCCGCTTCTTCCGGCTTGTCGATCATCCATTCGAGCGTCATGACCGCAATCTCTCGGAACCGTTCGTCGCCTTTTGATATGAGTCTCATTTCCAAAAGTCCTTTCCTTCAATCAGCCCATCATGCGTGAACTTGTCCAACGTGTCACGCGTGAGTTTCTGCATGGCGAATGAGGTGTCCACAACCCAAACTTCATAGCTCAATCCCTCATGGCAAACGTCTTTGCACAGGATCATGTAGTCCTGGGACTCAAGCAGGTTCACCATCGCGTCCCGTCGTTCGACCCCGTGTTTGTAGGCATCATGCTCCACCGTCATGCACCGGAACCTCGGTCCCGTGAAAAGTATATTCTGTAACGCGAAGAAACTCGACTCGTCCACGTCCAGCGAAAGATAGTCCATCACGGGAATCTGCAACTCCTTGCGCCAGTCAATCCTGATGGCGTCCTGTGCGATCACGCGGGATGCGCGTTGTGACTGAAGGAGCGCGACGTGTTCGGGATTGCACTCAACCAGAACGCCCGTCCAGCCGAGTTGTTCAAGCGCGTAGGTGTTGGAGAGTTCGATGGGATGGCTGGCTCCGATGTCTAGGAAGGTTCCGGTGTGCCCGATGATTTCTGCGGCGAACTTGTCCTGAAACGCCTGCCCGTGTGGGATGAAGTCATTCATGCCTTGATCCTCCACGATTCCCAACACCACGGGAAGCACCATTGTTCTTCGTGCGTCTCCGCAAGTCTCTCTCGGATTGCGTGACGGGATTTCTCGAAGTCGGGATGACCCTTACCATGAAATTGAATCTGCAAGTTCTTGAACATCGTGATATATGCCTTCTTAAGCATATCTTCCAGAAGCGGATACTCGCCAAATTCAATGTTGATCTTGATGAGGTCGTAGGACGCGAGCCCGAGGATTCCAGTGAGAGCCGCCATCGAGAGAATCTTGACGTTCCGTTCCTCACCAGAATCCGCTAACGGTCCAGACATGTCCCCCTTGATTATGAACTTCACCTTGCGCGTCTGTGGTCCGATTCCGAATGGCAGAACCTCCACCTTCAGGTTTTCCTTGAACCGTGCCACGATCTTCTCGTAGAACTCTTGGACGGGTTCCAGCACGATCACGCGGCAACCGTAGCGGGCGAAGATTTCCGCCGCAAACGATCCCTCATAACCCCCGCAGTCCAGCACAACGGAGTCGGGCGTGAGGTCGTATTCATATCGGAGATTTTCGTGCCATTCAGTCATGATACATTCAAGGGGATAGAGGTTCTTCTTTTCATTGGATTCAAAAAATCTTCACCATCAAGTCCGATTCTAGCCCTGTAATGAAGCGTAGATTCTCGTATTCCAGTTTTCTCGGACCAGTCCGAAATGCATCTAGTCTCTCCTTTTATTGTCACCATCCGATTCCTGATCGTATTCCTCCCCTGCTCTTTCACGCTAAGCCAACGGATATTGAGTGGCCATTTGTGGCGTAGGCAGTCCGCGCATTTGCCGCATGTATATCCGCCAAGCGTGTTTGTTCTGTCGATTGTTTTTCTAGGAGGTCTGTTTCCAATCACCGCGATAATATTCCTTGGAGATGCCGCCAAAAAACTACAAATCCAAACTCCTCGCGCTCCATATTTCCGATATGGTTGTATTTTACTATTGAGGCACCTACCCCTCATTGTAGCCCATGTGTTTCCGATTCTTGTATTTGATAGACCATGAATTGCGCTGGCTCTGCCCCTTGCGGCTGACATCTCCCTGTTGAGACATCCACACGATTTTGTGACGCCAGCCACAACTGCCCCTTTCCTTATTTTCTTGATTGTTCCGCACCTACACGAGCATGTCCAAAAAATATCCCCGTGCTTAGATCGCCTCTTCACCTCACCGATAATGGTAAGCCTGCCGAATTTTCTGGTTGGAATGGATTTATTCATTCCTAATTATCTCTCATATGAAGGTCCGTGACAAATGATAAATTTGCTAATCGTGGCCACATGCCTTCAACAAACTTCACATCATCATGTTCCGTGCCGCCAGCAAGGTTGTCGATGATTGGAGAAAAGACTCGCCCCTCATTCAAGGCCCCGGACCAATAACTGAAACTGGAATTTGCCCGGAAGAGGATTTGAGATTTCGCCATGAGGTAGAAATCCGTCAAAGCATCTCGACCGCCATCCTCCTCAATAATGGCGAAGTTGTCTCCGAACCCCGAGTGCTCAATCGCCCTGCTGATTGCCTTCTTGGACACCACGGGATAACCGCATTTTAGGAAATCACCCGCTCTGTAATGGGCGCAAATCTCAAAGTTGAATTTGGATTGTTTCTCCACGAACTCCGCCCTCCACTTAAACCACCTTTTGCAGTCCGCCCGCGTGTAGATCAGAGACTCCTGCCGCTGGTGGTAGTCTTCGGGCAACATCTCCTCCGTGCCGTCAATCGGCTTGTCGCCAATCTCGAACATGATCTGTCCCGCCCACGGTTGGGTATGAAGTTCTGCTCCCATATTCTCAGCGGTTTTCTTGGCAAACGCATACTGAAACATTTGATTCCCCAGTCTGCCGATTAGTGGCGTGGCAACCGAGATCATGGCGCACTCCAATCTATCCTAGAAAACATAGCCCAGTTGTTATACCACGTTCCCTCCATCCCCACCACCCGATACAACTCCACAAACCCAAGTGTGAGCAAGTGCATCGCGGCTTGATTCACCATTCCCGAATCCCACAGGATGTCGTCAAGGCAAACGAGTCCCCCGATGTCCACGTTCTGCGCGAATCTTTGCACATCGCGCAAAGCCTGTTCGGTGTGCGCCCCGTCCACATGCAAGAGTCCGATGCCATCTGGCGGTTGAACGTCATCCGAACGCGCCTTCATGATGTCCACGAACGGGTCGAGTTCCAGCGCGGTGACGACAACCCGAAACTGCGCCTCGATCTCGGTGTGATCGACCGCGCCCCACCACGCCTTGTTCGCACCCACCTCGGTTGAGGCGGATACCTCCGCATCATACGGGTCGATACCGATTGCCTTTCCCTTCCCAATCTCCTGCAAGGCGAGTGCCATCGGGACGAAGGAACGACCCGCGTAGGTTCCGATCTCGACCACGGTTGCCGGCCGCAATGCCTTCACCGCAGCAGCCAGTGTCTTCGCCTTGGATGGCGAGCACCATCCGTGCTGGATGCACTCAAGAGCTTTTTCTATGCGGGTTTCGAGGTTCATGGTTTGTGAAGTGGAATGTAATCCTTGCAGTCATGAAGTAGCGCACTCCATGAACTCTTGATGTAATCGTGAATCGGCTTGTTGGGTTCTTGCCATACTCCGTTATCCCACAACCAAAGAAGATATGACGCAGGAACATCCTCCATGCGCTTGCCTCTATGTTTGCCGAATGGCATGAGATCAGTGTCCGTCATAAATTCAGCATCTCAGGTGTAATATCCACAGTAGCGCAAAAGTAATCGTTCACCCCGATTGAGAGACGCCATCCGCCCGCGAGGGCAACCGCGCCCATCGGGAAGACCACGTTTGGTTTCCAATGCGTGATGCCTGGAGTCCAGCGTTCGTCACCGGAGAGGATGGGGAACGGGGTTGTCTTTTGGACGCTCAATATTTCCTTATGAAGGAGCATGGCCCCAATGTGGTATCGGTTGTCTGCCGTTCGGGAGTGGAAGAATCGAATAAGGTTACGATCATCGTATTCCAATGGAATAGTCCCTCCGCGAATCTCACCGTAATTCCACTTCCCCTTTTGTTTTAGCCGACTTCTGATCTCGCCGCGTTCGCTGAACGTCACAATTTCATCCTGCTTGGTGAATGCCGTGAGTTGACCAAAATGCTCAAAAAACACCACGTTCTTCGTCTTCCCGCTCCACACGTTCCCCGCGATCTTCGGTCGGATGCGGTTCCTGACAGTCCAATGGTCGTTGTATCTGACCAGTTCCGCGATTTCGACCACGCACCTAAAATCCTTGTTCTTCAGTTGTCTCGCCAAGACATAGCTTGCCATGAGTTGCCCCCTAAATCGAAACAGGCGCATGTCTTCATGAGAGACATCCTTTGGTGTTTTGATCTTTATTGGCAACGTTCCGTGAAATGTAATCCACAGTTTCGTCATGCCGCCTTGGTTGAAATGGGCGCGTGATGAAATGATTGGGGTGCCGTCTGGAGCGGGAACCATTGACGGATTATAGTGACCAATCGGAATGCCTTCTATCGGACGGATCACAGGCTTCGGCGTTTCCTTCCCCTCCACAACCTCCCGCAGCCGGCGAACGAACTCGTCCTTCCGCAACGGGAAACTCGAATAGCGGGCGTGGAACTTGTATCGCGCTTCCCACGGGACGCCATGCCATGAGTTCGGGTAATCGCGTGACCAGACGAACGTGGGGACTTCGCTCGCCCGCGACAGATGGGCGTGCATGGTGTCGATGGTGACGAGCGCGACTGCGCGGTCGTAGAGTCCGAGAAGGTCGTAGGGTTTCTCGGCCACGACTTTCGAGAGGTCGATGATGTCATGCGTTCTTCCGAACTCCCTAGTCACAATCGAGAGGAGCTCCTTGGCGTATTTGAACGGGGAAGATTTGCCCTTGGTGGCTACCAAGATGAACGGACGCCTTGTGGTATGCTTGGCGCACAGTTTTGCCTCACGCTCAAAATACCTTTGGTCAAACACCAGCGGCAGCTTGTCCCACTTCATGAGTGCGCCTGCCTGATACCACATTTCTTGGATGAAGGACGGGTATGTGATCAACTCGCCCGACCCGTAAAACTGGAGAACCTTGACCTCTGCATCCGGCACCTGGACCTTCAAGAACTTCCTCGCATCATGCAACTGGTGGAACGTCCCCGGCATCTTCTTCTGCTTGAATCCCCATTCGATGGCCTTTACATACGAGACGCCATCCAAGAGCGGAAGATATGGGGACGCGACAAGCAGCCTGACAGGTTCGCCCGTGCGCTCGGATTCCATTTTCATCCACGGGAGCATCGCGATGATGTCGCCGTGCGCGCCGAGGCAGATGTGCAGGGTGTGGCTCATATTATTTAGCCTATATTGGAGACTGGGGATAAATGATTTTGATTTGCACATCCCCATTCACTCGCGATGCCCACCGACAAGCATGTTCTGCCGTAACTGTGTATCCGATGATTTCTCCTTCCTTGAAGAAACATACATATATTGGAGTCCTCTTTGTCACCATCATTGGGAATCCAGCAATCTTATCAATAAATGGATCGTTCGAGATTTGTTCTTCAGTCATATTGTTAATAGAGTTAGAATCACTCATACCCTCGGGACCTCCGCCAGCATGTCGTCATCGCGCTCCTTGTCGGATTCGGTGGCGGCTGTCTTTTTATACAGATCCAAAAGAACTTCAGAGAGTCCACGGTAGCTCCCGAGATTGGCGTAGATCACGGCGTCGTTCTTGCCCTCGATTCCGTCTGGTGCGGTCGTGGCCGCATAGAGCGCAGTATTTCGGAGCGTCTGGAGGATGCCCCTGACAAGCTCACTCCTGCCCTGCGACTTCATCAGCGCATCGAGCATGGTGGAATCTATCTCGGGGCCGAGATTTAGGAGGTGGATGGGGGGGTTCATGGCTTCCTTGGGAATTTATCAGAAATAACCCTGATGACATTTTGGAACGCACGTTCCATTTCATCATCTACCGAAGAATCATCTTCCTTGGCGGTTGACGTGTATCCGAATTTAACCTTCTCGACCACGAATGGCTTTATGAGTCTTTGTGGAAGAATGGCGCATATCGCGTTATATCTTTTCCTTAATTCCTCCTCCGTTCTAGCAGCCACCATGAAGAAATCTTTTATCCTAAACACCTCCATTGTGAACCGCTCTGAGAACAGTTTGAAATAAATCTCCTCAAGAAGTTGCCTGTCGGACTTTGATTTATAAGCGTTCATGGCAGCTTGATCCTTTCCTTCGCCTGCGCGTTCAGCCACGCAGAGACATTTCCGACACGCGCCAGCAACTTCTGAAACACGCCTTTATCGAGCGTGATCGTGTGCTTGATCTTTGGAATCCTTGGCGGCGGGCGTCCCATTTACCGCGATAATATCAGCGGTATTCAATACCGCAAGACAATTCTTCAGGAATTTCCGTTTGCGCCCTGCTGTATGGGCTTGACCCCTGTTCTCCCAATTTCCTTGTTCTGCTGCTGCGCCTCTTGGAAGTCCTCGGCTTTGATGAGATTCTGATAGAGGGCGAGGGAGTCAGGGAACGTCCGAAGAATCTCGTTCACGCGGCCCGGAAGCGGGCGACCATCAGGACCAGGAATGGGCTGCCCCTTGTCGTCCAGTGCGGGACGCATCGCGTGCGATTGGAGAACCTGCTTGCGTAGCGCGGGGTTGCCGCCTTCAAGTTTCCGGTAGTCGGGTTCCAGTCCGAGGAGGACGTTCTTGAGTGATTCATTGGCGAGCGTGATCTGCTGTTCCTGCGCGTCCTGCGGGTTGGCGACCATGGCGCGACCGTATTTCGGGAAGGTCGTCATCATGAGCACATCGAGGAGCGGCTTGAGTTGCAGAAGTCCCTCGCGGTCCATGGGTCCGATGAACTCACGCACCATCTTCGCCCGCGCCTCGACCGACTTGGGATCGAGGTCCATCACGTCGAACTCCATGAACACAGAGAAGTTTCCTTGGATGTCGCGGCGCGTGATGTCGAGAATCTGCGTCTGTCCATTGACCGCTCCAGCTTTCACTTCCTCGGGAACGTATTGCTGGATGGTCGCAAAGAGAAGTCGCATGAATCTCTTGGCGCACTTCATGTAGTCGTTCACCCGCGCCTGCTGGGTGATCTGTTTCGCAATCGGGTCCATGAGCGGGTCCATCCCCATCATGAAATATCCGTAAGCCCGGTTCTGCGCCTGCTGGCTGACCAGCGTGCTCGGCGTCGGATCTCCCCCGATGTCGATCTTCTTTAGACCTTGCCCGAACGCGGATGAGGTGACAATCTTCGCTCCCGGCCCCAAGTCCTTCGCGGCCATCTCGCTTCTCGCGCTGACTTCGTATGGCGGGCGTAAAGTGATTTGAGCATTATTGTAGGCGAAGTCCGCCATCTCCTTCAACTCTGCTTGCTCTGAATACGAAATCTCTCCCACGCCACGGGAGTCCCAAAGACCCGGCGCATGTTCCTCTCGCTTGTAATCTGCGAGAGGATAACGTGCATGGTCCTTGATCGAGTAGTCATGGAACACGAGGTCATTCGGGCAGTCTGGGTGGAAGATGGTTTCATAAAGAACAGGAACTCCAGTGTCAGGGTCGGTCGCCTTGTATCCCACGCGGAGGAGTTGCCACATCCGGCAACTCTTGTCCCCCGTCATGTTTCCATTCTGGACGCCCATCCCAATCATGCCGCCGGTGAGCGCCCACGAAATGGGTTGCGCCATGTAGGTTCCGAAGGTGATCGAATCGAAGAATGTGGCGCGACCGGGTGCGGCGACCTTGATGATGTTCTCGATGGCGGCGGAATCCCAACCTTCAGTCTCCACGCGGTCGCGCATCGTGACATCACTCACCCACTCGGGCAGGACGTAGAACTGCGCGTCCTGAATGTTCAAAGTCTCGGGCGGATAGAAGATGTGCAAGCCGGGAATCATGGCGCGGACATCGGGCTGTTCATCCACCACGACCGGGGCGCAATACTCGACGGGCTGACCTTTCTTCAGTAGCGGGGCGACACGCTTGGCTTCCTTGAGCGTCATGTCAGGGTCAATCTGCCTGAGCGCGGTGACAAGCATGTCCTGGTAGTCGCCCGCGTAGACGATCAGTTCCGCCTTGGACTCGGCAGGTGAACCAGGAGGAGGAGCCTGCTTCCCGCCGGCGAACGCGAACGCGAGGAGTTGAACCACGGTGTCGGCGTCCAGCGTCCGTTTCTCCATCTGCTTCTCGCGCTTCCATCCCACGTAGATGATCGAATGCCCATACTCCCACGCGATGTCCCGCCACGCGGAACGTGCCCGGTGGAGCTCAAGCTCGGAACGCTCAGCGTAGTATTCGTAGACCGCGCCCCACGCAGCCGCCTTGTCCATGCGTTCCTGGTTCCCGAGATCGAGGTCGGCTGGCAGGATGTGCGGGTTGGTGCGGGATTCGGCGACTGAGAGGAGGTCGACGTAATGATTAATAATGGTATCAGCAACCCTCACCTTCAAATTGGCAGAGTTCGGCCATGGCAAGGGCGGCTTCATGCCGGGTTGCGGCACTTTCCTTGTGCTCCACAGTGAGTCGTCCGAACTTCCCGGCCACCACAGATAACGGGTGAAGTGGTTGTGCTGCAAGCGGTTCCAAATCCCCACGTTAGATGCCCTCGTCAGGGCATCTTTCATCTCCCACAGCATTCGACTTAAATCTGGTTTCTTTCGTGGCGAAAGCATCGCCAGTTGCGGCTCATCAGTGTCGGATGGCATATGGGCGGAAGATTATCCTATTTCCCACAAAACTGCAAAACAAATTGATTTTGAGGGTGGAACCTGCCAAAATGGACGCGGTCAACGCCCAAGCCAATGGGACGCTGACCGCTAACCTCAACCATGAATCACCATGAATGAAGCTGTCATCACATTTGCCGAGATCATCTCAGGCGCAAGAGTAATTCCACTCTCTCAGGGAAAGTTCGCAATCGTCGACGCGGAGGACTACGAGCGCGTCATATCAGTCGGGAGTTGGTGCTTCGACCGATACCCTAGAAAAAAAATACACGGAAAACTTGAGTATATGCACCGCTTCATTTTGGGGGATGCTTGCGGTAAATACACGGACCACAAGAATCTCGATAAGCTCGACAACAGAAGATCGAATTTAAGGGTTTGCTCTCAGGTTAACAACATCCAAAATTGCGGGATAAAGAAAAACAATGCGTGCGGCTTGAAGGGCATCTACTACAATAAACTCAGAAAAAAATGGCACGCGCAAATCATGTTTAACTGGAAGCGAGTTAATCTTGGCTTCTTCACATCTCCAGAAGAAGCTCACGCCGCCTACTGCGAGGCGGGCAAGAAGCTCCATGGAGAGTTCTTCCGCGCCTCGTAATTCACCATCCGCCGATCTCACCGTCTTCCTGCTGGGACGGGGGACGATGATATGGATCTGCGATACACAAATACCTCAAGTTGTCGATGTAGTCCTTGCTCATGTGTTGAGCGGCCCCCGGCGCGGCGATGCCGGGATACGATTGAATGGCGCTGATGAGGTTGCTGCAATTTTCCAGCACCCAGAGGCGCGGACCTGTTCCCTTGAGTGGTGAAATGATTAACCGTCCCGTCTCCTTGTCGATCTCGCAGTTGTCTCTGTCGAAGGCGAAGAGATTATTTATCATCTGCTCTCCCGGCGAGATGTCCGTCATTCCTGTTGCCGCACCGGAAGCGCGACCTGCTGGGATAAAGTAGAGCGGGGGCGAAACGTCTTCGAGCCACTGAATCAAAGTTTTCGATTCGCTCTTGTCCCGCGTTTCAGTCTCGGCAGCGCGACTGTCGATTATTCGATTCCCACTGGGGATGACGATTGGTTTATCGGAACCAATCCACTCGCCCAGTTTCTTCTCAATGCGGACGATCTCGTTGCACTTGTCTTGGAATCCCCCTGTCAATCCGTGTTGAATCGCCCCGGCAATGCCACGTCCCTTCTCCCCACCCGGTTGGCACCATTCATCCGGGAAGCCATACCCCGGAATGAAATCATCGCACTGCGGGTATTCGTGGACGACAATAATGTCTCCCGGTTTAATGAACCCGCGATGTTCACCGCTCACAAAACTCCACAACATCGTCCACGTTTTTTGTCCTGACACAGTAGGGTCAACGGTCAAATACCATGTGCCAATGCGCGGGAGCCATGACTTTGGAATCACATGCATCTGCGTCGAAAAATTATTGAACGGACTCCCGCCGCCCTTCTCCGCCACGCCGTAAATCCGCCACCGGGTGTAGGTCGGGGACTTCTTCTTGATGCACTCCTTGTAAATGGCTTCGTAGTTCCCGCCCATTGGGTTCTCCCACGGATACATCATTCGGGTCCGGTATTCGGGGTCACGTCCGTAGATCAACCTCGGCATCTTCTCCCCGCCCACCAGAGTCTCGCCCTCCTTGTCCATTCGCGGGAGCAGAACCTTGTCCGCCTCGATCTCCTGGCGGACGGTCCCCTTGTCCTGGAAACGGCACACGGTCTGCGTCCGACCTTGGGAGGGAGTCCACGTGATGAGGTGGAACCCGCACATGAGGTCGCCGATTCGGTTGTGGGGGAACTGGAGTTGGGGGTTCGCCTTCTTCTGTTCGAGTAGACCCCGCCATTCGGTGATGAACTTCTTGGAACCTTCGGCTTCCGTGATGAGTCGGCGTCTCGCGGCCTCAAGCCAATCAAGGGGAATCTCCTCGTCGGACCACACGAAGTATGGGCGAAGTCCCTCCATGCTGGTCACAAGTGCGGACCAGAAACGGAAGGAACCGACCGACCCGTTTATGCAGAAACCGTTCTCCGTGAAACCGTCCGCTCCGTTCCACCCGAACTTGGTGTTGGCGGTCGTGCTCAACCTCCCGCGTTCGTTATGGTATTTCTCAGGGAGCCAGACGTAGACCTTCTGCTGCTGGACCTTCTTCGATTTGGGTTCGTCGTCCGTCAGGAACAGGAGCGGTTTCCGGTTCGCCTGGGTCAGGATTCGACTCACCACCCACCCCGCGAACTCGGACTTGGCGGCACCATTCCCACCCGAGACGAGGAAGTTTGCCACCTCACCGGGGATCTCCACCCGCTGGCGGCACATTTCCCAAAGGTTCTCGTCCCACGTCGGGAAGATGAACCCGTAATTGTGCCGGTCAGTCTCAGCCAGTTTGATGCGCAAGTCCCTCTGGACGAAGGTTTGAACCACGTCATCCAGACTCCGCTCAATCGCGGTGTGGTCGGGAGCACCTTGGGCGAGAACCCAGAACCTCGTCCGCTCCTTGTTCGCCTCAACCCGGATACGCCCCAAACACGGATGGTCGGCCTGTAGACCCTCCATGTGTTTCAGGTCGGCGAATGAGAACTGGCGGGGCATCGCGGAAAGATTAACACAAATTTGCTTGCAAACCTCAAGACTTTTTGAAATACTCGCCACCGTGTCCGACTGGAACAAGATCAACCCGCGAGGCTTCTATGGTGAAGCGTCCATGCGGACCCTTGAGACGGGCACCCTGAGAGCGATCACACGGCATACCGCTGGCGAACCCCAAGAGGTAATCGACCGCGCCGTGGACATCCTCTCGGAACGTCACGCCACACCCACGCGAATCAAAGACTCCGTGCTCTCACCCTACGAGCGCACCCTTCAAAGAAAAACGGACACCTCCCAAGTCTGACAGCAGGTGAATAGTTCTCCTGCCAGACCCGATAGAAGGGAGCAGGACTGAATCGCCGAACGGGAGAAAGCTAGAACGCCGGAGCTTGGGCAATTCCCCCGAAAGCAAGAAGCCGTCTAGCCGTGTTCCGAAAGGTCCCCCAACTCTGCGGGGGAACCTACGGAGGGGGCCTCTGGCGGGCGCGAGCCATTAATCCGAACTAGTCTGCGGGGTGTTATGTCTGGTCTGCGTCTCCGTTCCCCGCGTTTCGGTGGCTCACCACCAAGCAGGAACTCCGCACGCTCGTTGAACTTCAACCCTCTCGCCTTGCAGTATTTGATCGCAATAGCGACATCAACCTGCTCCGTCACCTTGTTCCTGAAGGAGCAAAACGCCACGTTCTCCATCCTCGCGATGTCGGTCAAAGTCCGTTGTTCACCCTTCCACTCGAACCACCGATTGGCCCGAGTGTTCCTCGCCTGCTCCTGGCGGGTGCTCCATTTGCAGTTACCGGGTTCGTAGTTCCCGTTCGTGTCGATCCTGTCCAAGGACTCCCCGTATGGCGGATCACCCATGTCCTCCGCAAACGCCTCGAAGCTGGTGTTCCACCGCTCACACACGGTAATCCCACGACCACCGTAGTCCTTCCACGCCGGCCTCCCGTCGTTGTAACACCGATCACGCATCTGCTGCCATGCGTGGTAAATCCTAGTTTTCGACCGACCGTGCTTTCTCGCCTCCTTCAAAAGCTCCAACCGCAGGCACCCACAACTCTCGCTCCCACCAGAAGTCATCGAATTGTATGGCACCTCCTTCACGACCCCGCAGTCACATCGACATTCCCACAGAGTTTGAATCCCTCGATTGCCAACGCAACGACCAACCAACCACCTTCCGAATCTCATGCCGCTCAGGTCGTTGACCATGCGGCCCGTCTTTGGATTAAGCACCTTGTTCATCTTTCAACTTATAACATGGAAGTTGAAGGTGTAAAGAACAATGTGATGGGGAATGAATAAAATTCGCAGGTGAAAATCAATAATTTTTCGGAGAGAAGATGTAATCGAACGCGGAACGCCCAGCGCGAGGCAAGCCCCCCCGCCCGGTCACAGGGCGCATACGGATGGGCACGATCGCACGATTATACTTTCAATTTGATGCGTCATGGAAAGGAACAACATACCGAATCCATGTCATGCCTTGCGTTCAACGCATTACGCAGATCACCAAAGATTAGGCGTCTACTCTTGCGACTTGAACACTACTTTCCGCCCGATTCCCAGTCCATCGGCGGGGAGATCCTGGTGGGCGATGGGGACGAGTTCGGCGTCTTGAGCCTCGCGCACGACGGGGGAGAATTCCCCGTTTGGCAATGGATCATATGCGCATATTGGCATATATCCGTTTCCAATGACGCGGGCATTACCGTTCGTGGAATTGATGAACTGGAGTAGAGGCGTCTCGACTCGGTGTGTTATCTCAACGCGCTCCGCTTCATTGTATCCGACGAGCTTGGAAAGCTGACTTGCGGCGTCTAGCTTGTTTACGCTCTTGAGTTTAACGGTCGTCCCATACTCGGATGTGGTTGTGGTCTTTTCCTGGCAAAGGTCGGAATTCTCATCTATTTCCCCAATGGGCGTTACGACGGCGCGGGAAAGGTATTGGGCAAGCTCGGACTTTCCGAGGATGCCTAGACGGTCGGATACACGTCCGAATTGGTCCCTGAGACTGTTGATATGCGGTCGGAACCGGGTTGCGAGATGGGACGCTACAACCCAAGGGCGCTCGGATTTCCTTGAGACGTAACGCTGGTAGGCTTGCGACTGACTCATTCCCGTTGCAACCGCCCTGCAGAACGCCCTGTGCTTACGATTAACGGGCCTCGCGATCTTCTCTGCTGGCATCGCGCTCAATCCTTGTTCCATGTCTGAAACCTACCATTTCCCCCGATTCTCGTCAATCCGGGAGAAAACGACGCACACAAACGGCTCCCAGTGCGTCGCAATGCGGCCGGCATAGTGGTGGCAAGGTCAGATTTGGGCACAAAGAAGCCCATCACGGCTTTTGACCGGATGGGCTTTGGGGTGGGGTTGAGCTAGGTATTAATCGTGATCGCGGGCGAGTCCTTGTGTCGTTGGCAGCGAGGACAGGCTATCGTCAATATCTGGTTTGATT